ATGAGCAAAGGATCAAACGACGTCGCCGATCTGAGACGCTTCGCGATATCGCTGAGCGACGAACTGGAAATTGTCTCTGAGGAGGTGGTCAGATTGATGCATTGCCTCGACGCATATCAAATGGTACTGGAGGGGCTGTGCGTCGCCCACAGAGATCCGCAGACAGTCCTACGGGAGATCGAGAACCAGATCGAGCAGGTTGCCCGGATACTGTCGACCGAGCCGACGGCCCGAGACCGGTACCTCGGCCAGCTCATGGAGCACATCACTCCCCTACTGCTTGCACTTGGACGACCAGGCTGCCCGTAATCAGGAGGTGCAACGGCAGCTTCGCCGCCGGCTACCGCACCCAAACCAAACCGTTGAAGAGGCAGCAGCCGACTCGCCACCGGCTAAACGAATTAAAGCGGTCATTCGGAGCGGTGCGCACCCAAAAAGTACCTATGCCACCATCGTCCCGTCATCTGGCGCTAGTTCGATAATTCGGCATCCCGGATGGATCATGATGCGTACGACGTCACCAGAGTCGTACCCTTGCGTAAGCATCGCTTGTACCAGACGATTAAGGACTGTCGCTCCCGACGAGCGATTGACGCAGTCAACGGTCGACGTAGAATCTCGCACGCTATATTGGCCCTCAGGAACGTGCGGTACAGCGGCCGCCGGTATGACACAAACCTTACTCTCTACGGCGAACTCGGTAACGACGTAAGGAAAGCTCACGCTTCCGTCGGAGTGACGACGTACTTCAATCCGGTTGGGCGCTCCCTCACGTGGCGACGTAGCGCGTGTAAAAGCGGTTGGGGAGACGGGTCTTCCTATGATGGCGTAAATGCCGTGGCTGACCAGGCGTACAACCGGAGTCGTCATAAGGGCCGCCGAGAACGTAATCAACTTGATATCGGGAAGCGCCGATCTCAGCTCAAAACGACTGGCCACGCCGTCCCTCGCCTCCAACGCTGCAACTAAGCGCAACTCTGTCTCCGATAGTTCCACGGCGGGGCTCAGCGTAGTGTTTGCCCGATAATCGTCATGCTGGACAACATGAAGCCACGTAACTCGCTCGAGAACTGCACGCGCTATATGGATCGGCGGAATGAGCATGAGCGTGCGATCACGATCGAACTCCACCGTCGCTGTGCGGCTCCGGAATCGCATGATCGCGGCCAGCAGGTCATCGATGTCGACTCGTCCGCGCGCGACAGCGAAGATCTTCCGGGCGACGCTCAGAATAATATTGTGGCTGGGTTTCTCCGACCCAAACCAGAACCAAGACCTGTCAGCATCAAGCCACTCAAAGCCCTCTACCGACTCCAGCATATTGGTGACACTCGTATAGTCGCGTCCATGCGCGAGTAACGCGGTGCCAGCAACCGTAGGAAGGTGAGCCACGCCGCAGGAGCGGATCATCGCATATGCAACGCTACGCACCGCCTTGACGTCGTCGGCAAGTGTGACGTCATCCTCGCTCAGACCATACGCCCATAAATCGACGCGCAATCCGCCGGGTTGAGCAATCGGCTCGCTTATTCGAACGATGCGTTTTCCAAGCAGGTCATTGGCAAAAGCGCTTGCGCCCTCCAGCGTCAGATATTCGCCCAGTTGAGTACGCAGTTGGCTATTCAGCAAGGACACTGGACAGGGCAAATGAGGGGTGCACTGAAGTACCAAGGCGTCGAGCACCGGAATATCAAATTCAAACTGCGAAGATTTCTCGATCAATTTCTCGATAATCTGACGCACGCGCTCTCTGGTGATTCCGAGCGGAGCAGCAAGTTCGTTTAGCGTATTGCCTTCTGCACCGCTTACGCCATAGCGACATGCAAAAAGATCCGCATCGCGCTGTGCGCCCGAGCCTATCTGCCGATCGGGAAAGGCGAGATTCCGTCCTCGCGTAGCAAGGCAGATCGCAACTTGGCGGATCGCATCGCTTATGGTATCGGCAACAATAGTCACCCGTTGTCGGTTGCTCGCAGGAATCATCGGCTCTTCGCCGCCGGGCGCAAGGAGCCATCCAGCAGGTAGCGCGAGAGCCGTCTCCCATGCGTGCAGGCGGTCGATGTGAATCGTACGGGGAAGCTCTCCTTTTTCCCACTTGAGCAAAGTTTGTATGGATATGCCGGCCGCCTCGCCAACTTGCGCCCGCGTCAGCCCAAGCTTGCGCCGACGTGCGTGCGCACGTAAACCCAATGCATGGCTAGCGTCCGTCGGAATGAACACTCGGTCAGATTGAACTGATGCCGTAATGGAGACGCGATCGGACTCTGCAAAAACAATGTCAGAGACGAGCTTTCCATCCGGTGACAGGAGCCATCCGACGGGTACTTGCAGCGCAGCTTCCCATGCCTCGATTCGAATCGGCGTCATGCTGGCAGGCAAATCACCCGATTCCCATCGAGCAATCGTCGGCGGCGTAACATCGACAAGCGCCGCCATTTCCGACACCGACTTTCCCAATGCCTCACGGCGAATGCGTGCGCGAGCCGCGAGATCGGGCGCCAGAGATCGCGGGATATATATTCGGAATTCGGTTTTCACGGATTAGTGTAGCCGGAGGTGCGATGCTGTCTTTTGATTGGCACCCGAAGTATTCGAACATGCGCTTCAGGCGCGTAAGCGCTATAGCACACAATAATAAACGAATGTGGTAGCTCAACCGAACGAACGGTACTTACCATCCAGTCACATGCCCTGTCCCGTCAAGGGACGGGCGCGCTCCACGAATCTCCGGCGGCTCAGCAATTACAAGTTACTTTGGTTCTGCGAACATTTCGTCCGCCGGATAGAGTTGCAACATCGCTCGCGCTGCCTCAATGTTCGGCGTCGTCAGCCACTCCTCCCAGTCGTCCGGTCGCAGGATCACGACCGAGCGCTTCTCGTCGAAAGGCTTGTGCATTCGCGACATCAAGGGGTGTCCGTCAGCGTTGACCGTAAGCATCGCCATCGCATTGAGCTCCGCGCCATCCCGGCGACGCAGCGTTTGCCAGATACCGGCGACGCACATGGTGGGGCGATCGATCACGCTGATGCGCTGCCACACGCATGGCCCGAGCACCCATTTGCCATCCTCGCCTTCATACGCCTCCGGATACGACGGCTCGACGACGTATTTGGCCGGGATCAGGCAGCGGCCCCCGGCTCGCCATGTTGGAGCGAATAGCCGCGACTTCCCGACGTTGTCATCACGCACGTTCATCAGTGTACGCATGATGTCGGGCTTCTTGCCGGCCGCCTTTGCCGCTTCAATTCGCTCCTTCTGGACCGCGCGCGGCACGAAGCCGAAGCTCGCGATCAACGGCTTGAACTGCCCGTCGACATATCCAACGATCGGGGCGTCGTAGTCTTGGTAAATCTCCGGCTTCCACGGCGTCCACCGGTACAGGTCACGGAAGCTGTCAATCTTCAGCTCACTCAGGCCCGGATCTTCGCCCGGCGCGACATAGTTGGTGCACACAGTTCACGTCCTCTGGTTGTCCGAGATACACGTATCCGGCTAGTCGTAACCCAACTCCGGAGGCGATCGAATCTGGTCCAGCGGTATAACGGGGCCGCTCAACCACTCGTCCAGCGCGGTGCAGATGATGTCGTAATAGACCTCATCGAACCCGGAGCCTTCGGGCTGGCCCGGCGCGTCGGGGAACAATTCTCGGCCGAGCGTCACCTGATGCTCGCAGAAGCCATATTTCCCCACGACGATATTCCCGCCTAGATCGTTGCAGCACCGCGCTTCGTACCCTATGACCGTGACTTCCATGAGGCTCAGGATATGGTATTTGGCATCTGCAATACACATGTCGACGAATGCCGATTGCACGGCTGTCATGGGTCGGAACATATCACCCTCCGTCCGGTGGCCTCCCTCTTCAGATCTTACTGCGCCACTCCTCGATCCCTATTTTTGAGACTTGACGGCACCATCTTGGCACAAGATAAACTGTATATCCATACAGTGTCATCCCCGCATCATGATATTGCCCCCATTTAGTCCGCCGCGCTTCGACGAGTTGTCGAAATGGTGGAACACGTGTACCTACGCCGAGGTTCATCGCCTGATTCTGGAGGTGCTGCACCTGCGGATTACGCTGAGGGAAATGGATTCGCTCACAGACGATGCCAAGCGCATGATCGCGTACCTAGAACAAGCGGACACGTTGAAGTACGCGGCTCCGCTGCGGCGCTTGTCGATCAAGATCGACAAAGAGATTACGCGGGCCGGCCGAATAGGCAACGCACGTGCGCCGGTCGCGCCGTTCTCTGACGAGTGGCGTGCACGCGAAGAGATGAGGCGCAGACTGTACGACACGCCAGGTGAGCCAGATCCGGGTTCCGACAAGGCGACAAAGCTGCCAGAGTTTCAGCGGCTGACATGGGCCGAGCTACGCGATGCGTGGAGCGCGACCCCGTTCAAGAAAAACAAGCTGCCGACTCTCGAACAGCGTTTCGTGCTGGAAGTTGTGCACGTCCGCCGAACACTGCGGCTCATGGAGAAAATGGTCTGCGCGGCCGAACTGGAGCTGAAGAAGAACGGCTATCCCGATTCGTTCGCGCTCGACCAGCTCCGGCGCATGATCGACGGCGCTCGCTTCGATTGACCGTAGTTGATTGAGGGCGATCTAGCCAATCATCAGACGTTCTCCCGGAAATGGTAAATTCATACGAAAACCACACCTACGAGAGAACATATGGCCCGAGCCATGATCTGCGTCGGCGACACGACGACGCATGGCGGCCGCGTGCTGGAGGGCAGCGCGACCGCGACAATTGAGGGAAAGCCCATTGCCGGCGTCGGACACAAGGTACTTTGCCCGCAGTGCAAGGGGATCTTTCCGATCCTTCCCACCGGACGGCAATACTCGCACACGTTCGACGGACGAGAAACCGCCGTCGAGGGTATGAAAACCGCGTGCGGCGCGACGCTGATCGCATCGCAGTCGTCAGCAACGTTCGACGACGTCGGATCGGGCACAGCGACGACTGGAGGCGCAAGTGCCGCCATCGCAACGACTGCCGCTGCGCTCGCTCCCTCGCCGACGCTCTGTCTCGAATGCCTGAAAGCTGCGGCCGAGAATGCCGCGACGATGATCGCGCGCGGGTAGTCTATGACCGAAAATTCGATCGAGGCTTTCTTCTTCAGGCGTCAACAGCAGTTGACCATGCAGGTGCATCTGTACGCGCTTGTCGACGGCCTTCTCTACGCTGATGCGGCCGGCGGTTCATCGCCCCAACGATCGCAGTCGGCCATAGCGGTATTCGACGGCACGCAGGACGCGTCACTCGCAGACGCTGGGCCGTGGCTTTTCGCGTACGAGGCTGCGGCTGGCAACATCCGGCGAACGCTCTCCACAATGGCCAGCAGCTCCACCGGCGTGTCTTGGCTGATCAGCGCATATCCGATCGAATCACTCGCTGACGAGCTGCGCAGCCGCCTCGACGTACGCTTGCCGGATGGACACACCGCCCTCCTCCGCTTCTACGATGCCCGCATCATGACCGACATGGCGTCGCTGATGGAATTCACGCAGCGCATGCAATTCTTCGTGCCGACATTCGACTGGCTCGTCGAAGTGAATGGAAAACTCAGGGGAGTACACCCGCATGCTTGAGCTGACAAGCGAACAGGTCGCGGGCCTTGCCGAGATCGACGCGCGCGGATACGTCGAGCGCGTTAGGCAGGATCTCGTCAAAGCCGATCCCAAACTTGCCGACGACAGCACTCTGTCAACGCGTCTATGGAACGCATACGTTGCTGCTCGACGGTTGGGTATTCAGTCCGACGAGAACATGGCAGCGTTCCTTCGAATCGAGGCATACGCTCCGAAGTTTTACGAAAAGCCGGCCACGCGCGCATGGATAACCCGGCCCGGCCGATCTGCCGACGAACGCTTTCACGACTATTTCCGCGTCATCAAGTGGCGCATCGAACATCCGGAATACGATAGGAGATCAATAGATGGCGGGGTTCGTGGCACCGGTAATCGAAGCGGCAGCAGTGGAGCTTGGGCCGCTATTGGCACGCGCTGGCGTCGCCTTGTTGGGCGGGGCAGCAGTGGCGGGAACGGGGAGTCTGTCGGGTGACACGCCGAAGGACGAAAGCAAGGCGACGCCAGACGTCCGCGCAGTGCCTCGTACTGGTGAAAAATGCCAGCAATGCCCGCCTGAATTGGGCGGTGCTCCGGCCCGACGCCGTTACCACATGAATCGCGGGCCTCGTGAGTATCAAGGAAGAATCACGGGACGGCCATACAGCGTCGAGGAAGGATGGAGCGAGGAATGGGCATGGAACGGCACCGACTTTGATGGATTCCAACAACCGGCATGCCTCCTGCAGGAAGCGAAGGGGGACTATGACCAATTCTTCGACCGCGAGACGAAGAAGCCCGTCACGTGGTTCAAGGGGTTTTCTAAAATCACGGTGGAAATCGAAGAGCGAGCAATGAAGGTCCATGCCAACCCGCCGACCAAACTCCAGTACTATTTTCAGACTCCGCTAACGATGTCCTACTTCCGCACAACTCTCGCAGAAAACGGGATTCCCTACGTTGTCACTGGTTGAATATGAAAATCACCTCCCGCTTCAGAGATCCGCAGCATGATGCATCCGACCTGCCCGTCGTCTTTGAACAGCTCGGGTCGGTCGCGCAGGCAATACACGCTCACGCGCCGCAGCTCTCCCAATGGTTCCTGACAGGCGAGTCGAAAGAGGAAGCCCGTCTATATCCTGCATTTGAGGACTGGAAGCCGACTGCCGCTGCGCTGGCAGTGTTGCGTACCGAGTTCGAAGGCGCGGAACATCGGCCGCAGATTATTTCACTGTGGGATGGCGGCGATGACCAACGGACTGGCGCAACATTGACGTATCTCGTCGCAACGAAAGAGCGCCCGAAGAAAATCGAAGCGGACTTCAATGACGAACGATTGCTTTCGGAAGAACAAGCCATTGCGATCGTCGAATCTATTGTCCAGCACACCGCGCCGGCATACGTAACAGTCGAGCCTCAAGGTTACGTCGACAAGCAGGTCTTCGACGACAAGCCCGGCGTCGGCTGGATGCTGTACTTACCGAAGATCATCACGCAACAACAGGTGCCGGAAGCACGCGGCCTCATCCCGGTCCCCTCTTCCGGAAAGCAAACCGGCACCATCATCGTCAGTGTGATCGACGGCCCGTTCTCCATCGAGAATCCCGAGCACGTCGAAGTCGCAAATCGAATCGAGATCCGCCTCGTTGATCAGGATCTAGTGCCGAACTACGCGGGTATCTGAGGAAAGTGGGGCGCCTGCCCCACAGACCGCCTGTCCTAGAACAGTCCGACGGGCTGCGCCGCGTCGTCCCAACTGAAAATGATCAGCTCGTTTCGCTCGACGCCCCTCCCACCGCCGACTGTGTATTGAATCGGCACGGTCTCGATGTGAAAGCCGTCGAACACGCGCCGAATGTCGGGATGGTCATTGAGGCTCACGATCGCGCGCCCTTTGATCGACCGCAGACGCTGCGCCATCTTCTCGTACTCGCCGAATGCAAACGCCACGCCATAGCCTTCCGTCTCGTAATACGGCGGGTCCAGGTAGAACAGCGTATGCGGGCGGTCGTACCGATCAATGCAGGCAGCCCAATCCAGCCGCTCGATATACGCGTTCGCAAGCCGCAAGTGGGCCGCTGACAACTCTTCCTCAAGCCGCAGCAGGTTCAGTCCCGGCGGATGTTCTGTTCGCGTTCCGAACGTTTGCCCTTCCAGCTTCCCGCCAAAGCAACTTTTCTGCAGGTAGTAGAACCTCGCAGCACGCTGGATATCGGTCACGGTTTCCGGGATCGCCTGCTTCAGCCATTCGAATACCTGCCGGCTCGTCAGCGCCCATTTGAACTGGCGCACAAACTCCTCCAGGTGATGCTGCACGACGCGATAGAGGTTGATCAGCTCGCCGTTCACGTCGTTGATGATTTCGACCTTGGCCGGCGGTCGGAGAAAATACAGCGCAGCCCCGCCCGCGAACACTTCGACATAGCAGTCGTGCGCCGGGAAACGCGGGATGAGATGGTCTGCAAGACGGCGCTTGCCGCCGATCCAAGGAATGATGGGATTTGCCATTGTGAAAGCCGATTTTAAACTTGGTGTAGAATCCGGCCCGCCTACCGGTAGGTAGCAGGGCCTTGGCCGATTCACTGGCGTAGACAGTGGAAAGGCGACCGGGAAGCGTGTTGCCGCACGCTCTCCGGTCGCCCTGTTTCTTTCGAGACCGCCCGGTCTCGATAGCCGCGCTACTGCGGCAGATTGGATTGCGCGTCGCCGATCAACGCGTCATAACTGCGCTCGCACTGCTGGCCGGCGATGCCCCTCTCGTCAGCGATCTTCGCCAGCTCTCCCGCGCGCTCGTCAGACCGGCCGAACACGTCGGCAAGCAGATCGAGGGCGTCGCCGGCTGCCGGGCTTCCGGCCGAAGCGCTGGTACGCCGGACGTCGGCAACGAGCACTGCGACCTGCTTGCGCAGGCCGTCAGCAGCAGCATCGGCAGTAGCGGCATCAGCGACCGCCTGATCACGTTTCTTTGCAGCATCGGTTGCGATCCCCTCTTGTGCCGCCAGCCGGCGGCGAATCTCGTTTCGTTCGTTCCGAAGGTCATCGATCTGCCTCGCCTGATCCGCAACCTTCGCGGATTGATCAGCGTCACGGTGTCCCTTGAAGTAACCGCAGGCCGAGCCGGCAACGACGCCGGCAACGACGAGCAGCCAGATACGCGGATCGATCCATGTCATGCGACCACCTCCCCGCCGGCCGCACGATACGCGGCCAGCAAATGCTCGATGTCGTTCTCATGCTGACCGTAGCCGGCCCCCGGCAAACTGGCCCATACGTTCGACACCTTGGCGATGGCTTCACGAAACCGTCCGGCATCGATCAGCGGCAATGCGCCGTGCTCGCGCAACTGCTGCAGCGCGTACCGATCCTGCGATACCGGCCCGAAGTCGGGCAGCTTCATCTGCGCCTGATAGATCCGCCACCAGCGCGTGAGGATCTGATAGCGGCCGGCCGCCGTCGACGGCACACGGATCTGCCGGTTGAGCACATTCGGATGTGACACGTAGCTGGAGAACAGCAGCGGACGCGACGCGGTCGAACCGACCAACACGTTGTAGCCGTCGTCCGACTTCGCCAGCAACGCCGCGCCGATCTCGCTCACCGCGACTGTGTCGAGAAACGCCACACGGTTCTTTCCGCCTGCGGCGGCAATACTGATTCGAGCCATCGTTACTTCTCCCCAAACACACGCTTCGCGTGCCGACGCAGCAGCACTTCGAGGTACTGCGACCCGACAATGCCGAGCGCACTACCGAGTCCGAGCAGCGCGATCGGCGGCAGATCCGGGATCTGCAGCAGCGCAAGCCCGGCCACCATCGACGTCGCCGACCCCAAAACGGCACGGCCGGCAACGAGCCGGAGCGTCAAATGTTCGTTACCCACCAACACCTTGGCGATGCCAATCAAACCGCCCATGATGATCAGCTCCAGAATCGTCTTTTCATGGTCTTGCATCGGTTCCCCTTGCCCGATAAAAAGAAAGGCCGCTCCGGTTGCCCGTGAGCGGCCTTCGAATAACAGTGCGCGGCGTTACTTCGGCGCCGGCACCACCAGATCGATCTTCTTGCCCTTCTTCTTCCCGTGTCCGACCTTCGCTTTCCCCTTGTTCCCTCCATTTAATGTGACGACCGTGATCCACCCGCGTGACGCGAATGTGTGTTCGACCGACTCGATCAGAAACTCACCGTCCACGCCCTTCTTGAACCCCTTCAGCGCGATCGTCTTCTCGGCCGACAGATCAGCGCGGCCGCGCATCGTCAGCCGGCTCGTCGACGTGTGCCGGTTGAGCGTCGCCATTCGCGACGTCGCCCCAGCCTTCGCCGCTTCCGGGCTGGCAAACGCATGGCGCTCGGTATGCACCGCGGACGCACCTGGCGGGGCGTCCAGATTCGGGATCGTCAGGTCGATCTTCTTCCCCGTCTTGCGGTCATGCACCTTCGTACGTACGGCCGCGAAGCTCGCGCGATCCGGGAAGTTGATGTCGTACTCGAGTAGATCGCCCGGCGTGAGCGTGACGATCGGCAGCGGCTTGCCGCTGGCGCTTTTGCCTCCCCCGCGCGGCAGAACGATCAGCTTGCCTGCCTTGACCGTCGCCGTCGCACCGTACTGCCGAGCCACGCGCGTGATGAAGTGCAAATCGCTCTCGCCGAACTGGTCGATGCGCGGCACGACGACGTCGACGTCGCACGCGGCCGACCACTTGTTACGACGCGCGACGTCGCCGACGATGTCGGCCAGCTTCGCGTTCGACCAGCTCCCGTACCGCTGCGTCTTCGACGTCGCGCGCATGTTCGCGGGCTTGCCACGGATCACGACGCTGGCCGGCGGCCCGCGCAGTCCGACCTCGTCGACGGCATACTCGCCGAGCATCGACAGCCCCTGTCCCTCCCATCCGATCGACACCTTCAACATCGCGCCCTTCGGAGGAAATTCGATGCGGCCGTCACGATCGTCGAGCGTGATCGTGCACTCATCTGCGTCTAAACCGGGTTTGTCGATCGCCCGGATCTCCAGCACGCGGTCCTGAATCACCTTCGTCACGTCCGAGCCGTTCGCGACAACCTGAAAAATCGCTTCCATCGCCCCTCGCTATGTCCAGAGCTGGATCGACTCGACACGCGGCGCATCGAGATCCGGCATCACGATCTCGACGCCGGACGGGAACGGCTGCGGTCGATTCGCCAGCCCCGGATTCGTGTCGTAGACGGCCTCGACGGTGCCCAGCAGCGTCCCGTAGTACCGATAGCAGAGCGTGTCGAGCACGTCGCCGTCAGACGTTCTTAAAGTCTTCGCCATAGCGGCCGAACTCCACTGAGAATGTTTGTTTGCGCGGCATGCCGTCGGCGAGCAGCGCGTCCTGTTCCTCTTCGATCGCCTGCAACAGCCAGCGGCCGAGCACTTCGCCGTCGCCGGTCGTGAGCTGCACGGGCTTCATCCGGCCACCGATCGCACGCAGCCGGCTGATCTGCTTCGTACCGGCCCCCAGCGACGGGAACACGACGCCCGATAGCGTGATCGTCTCGCCCCCTTCACTGACCGGCTGCAGCGCCTCCTGACGATTCAAGCGCTCCTGAGATGCGACTCGATACCGCGTCGCCCGCCGCAACTTGTCGTGAGCGGCCGTCGACAGATTGAAGTGGAACGCGTCGCCGGCATCCGTCGTCATCGTCATCAGGTGCGGCGTGCTCGACGACGCTCCGTCGACCAGACCCGACAGCATCGAGCCGACGCCCGTCGACTTGATCACGTCCATCACCGCCGAGTCCTTCAGGCCGACCGCCGCGTTGAACTGATTCCACGCTCCGCCCAATGCAGACTTCACGCTGTCGGCGGCAGCCCGCACAAGGGGGAAATTCGATCCGTCGACGGCCTTCAGAATCGAGCCGATCGACGCCTGCGTCGCATTGAAGCTGCGCATAACCGCGCCGACCTGCGGAAACAGATCCGACGCCACCGACAGCGCGCTCGTCGCGCCCGTCAGCAGCTCGGCCGCGCTGCTGAGATTGCCGGTCGCGAGACGCTGTAGCACGTCGACCGTCGCCATGCTTGCCGCACGGTTCCGATCGAATATGCGAACCATCTGACGCACGCGCTCGGTCGCGATGCCTGCCTGCGTCGCGGCTCCCGTGATTTGTCGAATCACATCCATAGCGCCCCCCTTACATATGCGGCGCGTCGAACATTGCCGTTCGACTGTTCGCCTTGCGTTGATGCTCGTCCAGCGCCCGCGTCAACAGCGGACTGACCTGCGCGAGGAATTTGTTCGCCATGTCGGCATCGCTCGCTTCGATCTTCACGTGGAAGACCGGTGCGAACGTGTTCTTCTGATCGATACGCGGCCCGAAGCGGCTATCTGCCGCCGGACTCTCAGCAACCTTCGCTGCCTTGGCAACCGCTTCGGCGTTCGCGGGCACCTCGTCCGGTTTCCTGCTCAGAAACTTGTTCGCGATGGCGCTCAATGCCTTGTCGCCGACGAACGTCCCGAGTGCCCCGCCAATCACCCCGACGACTGCAGACCCGATCGGCCCACCGAGCGCACCAATCGTCGCCCCAACCTTCGCGCCGATCACACCGCCCGCGAGACTGCCGGCGATGCCGGCGAAGCGGCTCGCCTTCCGCTCGTTCGTGTCGGTGCTCGACGCGACGGCGTACGCTTCGCGAGCCGCAAGGCCAAACTTCAGCACGGTCCCCGCCACGGCAAGCTTCCCTGCCCACGGCGCGACCCGACCGAAGAGTGCACGTCCCGCGTTGACGACCCGCCCGATCCTCCCGAGCCGCCCCGCCCGAGCTGCGGCACGACGCGCGGCTCGACCGGCACGCCCACCACCCATCAGATCACCCAGCCCGCCACCGCCGATGCCGCCGCCGGGCATGTTCACAACGAACACACGCTGCACGCCACCAGCGGCGCTGGCAGCTCCGCCGAGCGCATCGAGCGCGCGACCGACAGGTCCACCCGCAGCCCCCTTCCGCCCTGCCGAGTCTCGACCACCACGCGCCAACAGCGTGCCGCGCGCGATGTCGAACATGCCGCGACCGATACTCCAAAGTGCCTTTGCTCCGCGCACCGCGAGCACCGTGCCGGCGATGCCGACGACAGCGGCCGTCACCTTCGGGGCACTGTCTGCTGCGGACTGGATGCCGCTGCCGGCTCCCTTCGCGGCCTCACCAACGCGATCCGTGACCGGCCGCAACGCGTCGCCGATGCTGCGCATCGCGTCGTCCCATCGCTGCCCGACCTCGCTCCAGATCTGTTTGGACGTCTCCCGACGCGCTTCCAGATCCTTCTGAATCTCGCCGCTCGCCTGCTGCGCGTTGCGCTTCAGGTTCGAATACAGCTCGGCGTTCTGCATGTACGCCGTCAGCGCCGCCTTGACCTGCATGTCGTTGAACAGGTCGCCGGTCTTCATCGTCTCGGCGAACGCGGCCATCTGCGTCTGACGCTTGGCGGGGTCCATCTCGGAATTGAACTGCTTCGCCGCAGCCGCGAGTTGCTTCGCCTTGGCGGGATCGACGCGCTCGATGTACGCGCGGGCGAGCACGAACGACGCTTCCAGCGTCGACCAGCCCTTGCCGATCGCCTCGCGCATCTTTGCTTGATAGTCGACGCCGGCCTTCGCATAGTTGCGTTCGGTCTCACCCGATCCGATCTTCGAAAACCAGTTCTTCAGGTTGTTCGCGGCTTCGTCCGAGCTACCGGCCGTCTTCATCTGCACCTGGAGCATCGCCCCGAGCTGCGTCACCGAGTCCTGCCCCGTGATGCCGATCTTCTTCATTTCGGCGAGCAGCACCGGGAACCACCGCGCCATGTCGACGGACTCGAACGACCCTTCCTTGCCGAGATACGCGATCGATTCCAGCGCCTTCGACATCTGCTTCGGGTCGACGATCTCCGCGTTCTGCTGCAGCGCTTGGATCATCTTCGCGGTCTCGACCGTCGTCGCCCCTTGGCCGATCGAGAACTTCGCAACCAGCGGCGCGAAGTTGAGCGCGCGATCCAGATCCATGCCGGCTGCAACCATCTGGTTGACGGCGTCCGCCAGCTCGTTACGGCCGATTCCGTTCGCCCCGGCGTCACGCCTGATCCGTGTCCCCATCGCGGCTTCTTGCTGCGTGCGCGCGATGCCGGCCTTGATCGCGATATCGCGAATGATCGCCTGATAGTTCGCCGAGATCGTCGCCGGCACCGCGACTGCCGCCGTCAGCTTCATCGCATCGCCGATCACGCCGCGACCGGCCTCTTGCCCGGCCACCAGCCGCTCGCGGCCGGCCACCTTCAGATCCAGCCCGCGCGCGGTCCGCCCGAGCTGCGCATACGCGCGATCAAGCCGGCCGACCTCGATGCCCGCGTCTCGCAGCGATTTCAGATTGCTGTCGAGCTTGCGGCGAATGCCGTCCGCCGCGCTGTCGCCCGCCAGATGCAACCGGCGGAACTCGTCCTGCAGGCGCATCGTCTCGCCGATCTGGTGCTGCCAGAGCCGCGAGTCGTTCGCCCGCTTCTTCATCGCGTCGATCTTCGACGACGTGTCGGTGATCGCCTTCCCGAACGTCGCCGAGACGGCCCCGCCGATCACGATGCCAAGCGCTAAGTCTTTCGCCATCCCGGCCCCCTCAATCCGTCAACCACCAGAGCATGTCGTCGACCGTCATCTCGTCGATCGACGTCGGCGACATGCTGTATTCACGCACCAGCCGATTCGCCAGTGCCTTGAGCGTCTTTCGGTCCAGCTTCGCGTACGGATCGAAAGGAGTAGTAGGCGTCCTGCACGCGCTCATAATCGGCCATGTCCATCTCTTCGATGTCGTCGGGCGAGACGTCGGCGAGGTTCGCGAACAGGATCAGCTCCTGTTGTTCGGCATCGTTCGGCGCGAGCTTCTGCGCCCCGCGCATGTCGCGCACCTTCGGCCGGCGCATCGTGAATTTGTCGCATTCGACGCCATTGAGTTTGATCGGATAAGCGAGCGGGACCGTGACCTTTTCCATTGCGATTCCTGAAATGAAAAATGGCGAGCCGTCGGCTCGCCATTGATTGAATAAAGTAGCTTTGCTGCATGACGTACGCATGACGTCGAGTGACGCCAACGTGGCACTTACATGCCGAGACCCTTACGGACTTCGGCGAGCTGGTCGACGCCGTTGATCACGCGCTTGCACGCGAAGATGTCGATCTCGTGCACGATCTGGCCCGCGATCTCTAGCTTGTAGTAGTCGCACGACACCGAGAATTTCGCCTCGTACTTGTCGCCCGGCTTCCAGTCGCCCGGATCGATTTCATGCAACATCCCGCGCATATACGCTGCGACGTTCTTCGTCTTGCCGCTACGGTCCATGAAGACTGCACGAAAGACGGCGTTGAATGCGCCCTGATCCACCAGCCCGAAGAAGCGCAGCACTTCGTATTCCATCGTCGACATCGCGAACGATGCGTCGAGCGCTTCCATGCCCTGATCGACCTTGACCGTCGCGTCCATCCCGCCCGCGCGGAAGTCGTCCGTCTTGATCTTCAGCTTCGGCGGCGTCACGCTCGTTGCGCGACCCGCGTATCCGCGGCCGTCGACGTGGGCGGTGCAGTTGTACAGAGTTTCCGGAATCATCGTTCCTCCCTTAGATCTGGTTATCCAGCACTTCGGTCAGCCACTGGTTCGTGACTTCGAAGCGGAAAATCGGGTTTTCGGCCGGCGGGACGTCCGTGAATCGGATGTTCCAGTACACCTTGCCGTCTTCGAGCTGGCTCGCCGTGTTCAGCAGCGGGTCCGGATAGACTTCGAAGTTGATCACTGCGCCCTGACGCTTGAGGTCGCGCATGAACGCGTGCAGCCCTTCGGTCACATCGCTGACGTACGTCGCCGTGATGCCGCGATCGACCGCCCATTTGTGGCCGGCCTGCACGGCGTCCATGACGATGTCGAGCGTGCGCACGCGCGTGACGAACTTCCACTTCGGATCGGCCGACAGCGTGCGGTTCCCCCAAAGGCGATAGCCGCCGTCGCGAATGATCGTCGTGATGTTCGCGTTGTTGAGCAGGTTCGCGCGACACGTCTCGTCTCCGTCGAGGTATTCGATCGGCCGGCCCGTGCCCGTGATCTCGACGATCTCCTTGTTCGACGGCGACGCCCAGAAGCCGATCTTCGCGTCGGTCTGACAAAAGAGCCCCGCCGCGTACGTCGACGCCGGCAGTGCGATCTCGCCGTTCGTCGCGTTGACCCATGCCTTCGCGCCCGGGTCGACCATGTACAGGCGCTTGCTGCCGAAACTCTTCGCGTATGCAATCGCTGCCTCGTCGTCGACGTTCGGACCATCGATTACGGCCACTGCACGCAGCTTGCCGGCGAGCGAGTCAGCGGCCGTCGCGACCGGCTGCTTGGACGTATGCCCAGGTGCGATCAGCAAGCGCGGTTGTGCGTTGAAACGTGACTTCGCGTCGAGCAGCGCCTGCATACCCGTGCGTGCGCCACCGGCCGAGACACCGCCGATAATCGCCGACGTGAGCTGCGCCGCGTCCGCCGCTGCCGGCACGCCAACCGCAATCACAACCGCGCTGCTCTGCGCGTAGATCGCGCGGGCAGCCCGCGCGATCGCGCTGTTTTCGCCAAACGCACGAACCGCCTCGCCGTAGCTGGTCAGTTGGACGGGGACGTTCGGCTGCGCCAGATCGGGACCGGGCGTGTACGTGTCGGCCATACCAACGACCGACGACGACGGCACCGCGATCGTGCGCGGACCGCTGTCGACGATGGTCGTCGTGATGCCGTGGAAAAAGGAAGTCGCTGCCATGCGGATCTCCGGAAACAAAAAAAAGCCGCTCATCGGAGCGGCTTGAAACGAAACGACGCCACCCGGACGAGTGGCGTCGGCAAAGTTACTTTTTGGCGGTCTCGCCCGACTCGGGCAGCGGTTCAGCGTCGTCGACATGAGTCGGCGTCGCTGCCTCTGCTGCCGCGCGATCTGCTTCGGCCTGCTTCGCTTCCGCTTCGCGCTTCGCAGCTTCGTCGGCTTCGCGAGCCGCTTTCGCCGCCCGCTCGGCCTGCACCTTCGCGAGAATGGCGTCCGGATCGGGTTCATCCGGCCACGCGAGCTGCGCCGGAAAATCCGGCGACTCGACAACACGCACCAGTGCGACCTGATAGTCCGTCCACGCATCGAACGTTGCCGCTTCGAGATCCGACAGCCGACCCGTCACGCGTGCGTCCGATTTGCCGAGATTCTGCTTGCGCGCCTTCTCCAGTCTCGCGAAGAAGTCATTCATCGCCGCTTCGCGAACCCTGCCGGCAACGATGTCTTCGTCGATCGCCCATGCACCATCACGCCAAACATGCGCGTCGGACGGTCGCGGGACTTCGGTCAATCCCACCTCATCCGGCGTCACACCTGCGACCGTGATCTCAGCCACAGCACCGGACGCGGTGCGGTAGAGGCGCACACCGCGATAGTCCGGCAGCATTTCCCATTTGTCGTTGCGCCAGAACGGCCACGTACGCGGCTCACGCTCGGGCAGCGGTTCGAGCGTGCAGAACGCGGGCACCAGATAGCGGCTGGAATTCATCGGATCGACGTCGGCCAGAAAACTCACGATGTACTGGCCCGTCAGACTGTCGTATTGATTGCAAAGCATGCTCTACCTCACTAATTAGAATGCCCGGATCATGGCCAGCACGGCGATGTTGCGCATGCGCGCCTCTGCGCCGCCATCTGCCGCCACCGTGATGGCGTGACTGTGTGCCCCGGCTCCGTTCATACCGATGTTGTGCCCATGCGCCCCAGCACCGTCCGTGTCGAACGCGTGTGCGTGGTCGCCGACCGCAGACGTACGCGCATTGCGGACCTCGTTATCAATCGAGAAGACGCTAGCTACACTGCCTCGATCAGTGTCTCCGCCGTATTGAGGAAGCGGATAATTGATCTGGTGATCGTGGCTACCAGCGCCGGCCGTGTTGCCGTGGTGTGCGTGAAAGCCCTGCGAATCAGTCCAGGCGCCGTGCACGTGATCGCCGACCGCGGCAGCCGAAGCGCCGTGCGCGTGCGAGCGGTTCTGGCTGTCCTGCCACGTCCCGACTCGCCGGCCGGGATCGGCACCTCGACCGACGTCGGCACACCGAATGCCCTCACCTCGAAACTCCGGAATCCGGAACGTGGTAGCTCCGTCGCCAGTCGAGAACGAAGCCCAATTGTTGCTCGCCCAGTCCTTCTCTTCGACCAGCGTGCCGCTGCCTTGCGCGTATGCCCATAACGCCGGATAGTCGGCACGATTCAGCAACGCGCCGTTCAACGTGAGGCATCCAGCACGCGGCGCTGTCCGGGACTCGAAAATGATCTGGCCGATTGAAGCTGATGCGATCGCGTCGACGACGAACGCCGTCGACGCTGCGTTGTTTGACCTATCACCGGCGGCAGGAGTCGGAACCTGAACCGCACGATCGAAGATCGTGCCTTTGTTGGCCGTGAATCGTACGTTGACCAATCCGTTGCAGGTCACGCCAAACTCGCCATCGGCGATGTGGTACAGCCCGGTATCCGGCGCACCGTCCTTGTCGAACGTCAGCGACGGATTCTGCGGCGTGCCTTCGGACAGGATGATGCGCGCCCCCGGAGCAAACGAGAGCGTCCCCTTCGAAGTTCCACCGACATTGAGATCGAGCGGCGTCAGGTTTCCCGAATGCCAGGCCGGCTTGCCGTTGATGCGAAACGATCCGTCCGCAGCGTAGTACTGGAACGATCCTGCGTTGACGCCCCACCACCCCACCGAAGTGGCATTACCGTAGAAGTAACCGTCTGCCGCCCCGACCTTGATCTGACCTTCGCCAGCCGCCGGCCCCACCGACAACTGACCTCCGATCCTCGTGCCCAGACCGGTTCCGTCGATGGTGACGTATCCGGTATCCAGCGACCATGCAAACGGCCGGTACGTGTTCCACGTGCCGAGCGGATCGCCCTTCTTCGTCTGCAGCAAATACGCAGACATCCCGTCATGGCGCAACAGCACCCCATAGTTCGGGTCGGTCATCCGAAGATGCCCGCCGTCAGCCCCTTCCAGCCCGGTAATTTGAACGCCGTTCGCGAACGACGCACGGTAAGCGACCTGCATCCCGTCCCGGCCGTTGTCGTCGGTCGTCCCGAGCAGCAATCGACCGGCCGGCGTGAACCGACCGCGTTCGACCCCGCCCGAGTTGAATAACAGGAAGCCACCGGGATTGAGCGTCAGATTGTTGCCGAGCATGACGACGTAGGGCACGCCGTTCGCGCCGAGCTGCAGATGACCATCTGCCGGTGAAAACATGCCCGTATCCGGATCGCCATCGAAGGCATACCCGACGTTCTTCGGGTTGTTGCCAGCGATCGCGCCGGGCTTTCCGAGCAGCGCCCCCGACACCGCACCGCCCGACTTGTCCAGCTTGCCGCTCCCGAGACCCGCGACGACCTTGTCGGCGGCGTCCGCACGATCTTTCAGGTATCGCGTCCGGTTGCCAAGTTGCTTGAGTGCGATGTTGTCGACACCGTCCGGGCCACCCTGCACCGGATCTTCCGTCTCGAACTGGCGAATCCCCGGCTCCCACTTACTCTCTTCCTTCAAATCGGCCATGTTCCGATTACCCCTCGCGTATATTGACCATTGCGCGTCGCGCGTCCGTTATGCCGGATCGCAACCTCCGAAAAATCGAGCCACGCCAGCACACTGCGCGCGGGCGCGTAGCGTTCGATAGCCCGCTTCAGGTTTTCTCCCTGATCCCGCGTCACCGGTTGCCGCAGCGTCACGATGTACTCGGCCCAAGCAGTCGAGCCGCCGTACCGATACCGGCCGTTCCGCTTGAACGATCCGTCGCGGCGCTTGATCTGACGCCCCTCCTGAATATCGATCTCGCCGAAACCGAGCCGCCGCACGATCTCGCGAATCGCCCACGGCGTACCCTTGCGCTGGTAGATCGCCAGCGATGACTTGATCAGTGCGCGTCGCGCGTCTTCGGACTCCGCCAGTTCCCACCCGTCGACCGCGAGCGACCACGCGAGCCACGGCAAAAATGCAACCGGACAGCGATCGGCGTCCCAAAGCGTCCGGATCACGTCGGGATCAACGCTCGGCCGCATCACCTGCGCGAGCGCTGCCTCAAGGCTCGTCTGGTTTGTCGGCAGCAATGCTTCAGTCGTCATCGTTCACCTTCGGATTGAGCACGATCGACGTGCAGCGCGCGAACTCGTCGATCGCACACACGACATCGGCCGCAGGGGCTTGCAAATCGACCCGCACGACGCCCGATTCATTCGGATGCAGCGCCCCGGTTATTGCCGATCTGGGCATCCCGACCCGCAATCCCCCACCTGCCGCAACCGCGATATCGAGATCCTGCCGTCGCGCAGCGAGCACAACACCCGGATCAGGCCCGCGCCCGATGTAGACATCGGCGACGATCGCGTAATTGACCGGCCGCGCCGGCACGACGAGCGGTGTGTCGTTAAGCGGCCGACGATCCTCCGGCGTAAGCGCACGGCGCACTGTGTCGAGCAGTGCAGCGCTCGCGACCCCATCGTTCGAATACGACTTCACGACCACACGCACGACACCCGGCTCGGGATGGTCGACGCGCACGTCGGCGACATCCGGAGACGCGTCCATCGCGAGCGATCGATACGAGCCAGACGGGCCGGCCGTCGATGCGCGCTCGATACCCATCTGCGTACGCAGTCGCAAGCGCTCATCGCGCTCGTACGTGACCGGAATCGGCGGGTGCGCTTCCGGATCGCCGGGATCGACGATCTCTTTCTTCAGGTTCCAGAGCGCCGCGAGGTGTTCGAGATCCGCCCCCGTTGCATAGGCCAGCAGCACGGCGCGGCCGGCGTCGTTGACACGCGCCCGAAACCGGATTTCCTCGTACGCGGCCAGCTCCAGCAGCTTCACGACCGGGTCAGATTCGAGCGCAGCCGACCAATCCGGATAGATGCTTTTGAAGTGCTCCAGCTTGCGCTGATACACCTCTTCGAAGTCGAGCGTTTCGACGAGATCCGGCGGATCAAGCGCCGACAGATCGATCACTGTCATATCGTCACCTCGAATACAACGTCATCGCCGTTGTACTGCCCGGCGATCCGAAAAGTCACTTTGCCGTCCACGACAGACAGCGCCTTCACGCTATCCAGTGCAATACGCGGCTCCCACCGTCCGATTGCACGCGCGGCTTCGGCCTGTGCCGCCGATATCCATCCGCGCGTGACCGGCAGGTCGACCATCGCAGGGAGATCCGAGCCGTAATCCGGCCGCTGGCGACGGGTTCCCTTGCGCGTGCTCAGAATGTCCGCGATGCTCTGCACCAGATGCTCGACTCCGCCGATCAGTCGGCCCGTGCGGCGACACATACCGACCAGCGCGACCATCACTGCGCCTTCGTCGGAATGCGCTTGAAGCACTCGCGCGATTCGAGATACGCGATGTGCTCGGGCTCTGTCACTTCCGTTTTGCCGGCCAGCACGGCAACGTGCGAGCCGTCCGGAAACACGATCACGCGGCTGCGGAACTCGGTATCGAGGAACACCACAGGCACGGTGGCCGCAGGTTGCAATTCGTTTTTCTTCATTTCAGCTCCAAGGGCCAGGAAACCGTGCCCACGCAGGAAATCAAAATAAACACTGAGTAGTGAGAGAATTGCCTACGGGATGGACGACACTCAAACGATCGACAAAGGCCGATCGAGCTTCAACAATCCGGAAGAAGCGAAGTTTTTTCTCGCAACCGTCAACTGGCTTCTCAATGCTGGATACATCGATTTCACGCAGTTGTCCGGGGGATTTCCCGGTAAAGCAGTTCTCACTGCGAAAGGGCTAGAGGTACTTAAAGCCATGCCCGCGACCCTCAGTACGCAAGAATCGCTTGGCGATTTACTTGTGTCCGGCGTTAAGACGGGCGCAAAAGAAGCTCTTCAGAAAGGCGTCACATACGCGCTATCGGCCGGAGCTGCGTTTGCTTGGCAGAGGATCACTACGTAGGCAAGCTCACCAACTGTCCGTCGCCTTGTTCACGATGACTGTGGCGGCTGACCGACTTACCGGCCGCGACGACGTCCTCGGTATACTCGGCACCGCCCGCGATCTTCATCGCGACACCGCCACCCTCGCCCGGCTTGCCCTGCATGCCGCCGTTGAACGTCAGCAGTTGTTCGGTCGTCGTGTTGCCCGTGAACGTCGAGTCCGGCACGTCCGCTAGCAACTTCGCGCTGCGCAGCATTGCGCCGTCCGCCTTCAGCTCGAACTCCGTACCACCGATGCGGAACACGATCCGACCACCGGCCGGCACCGACAGCACGTATTCGTGGCTCGCATGGTTGTACTGCTCGAATGCGCCGTCCGGGAAGTCGGTCGCGGTCTCATCAGGACTCGACCGCCCCGACCCGCCGTGCTGCTCCGTGTAGTAGCCGGGCGCGACGAACGCACCGGCTAGATCGCCGGACGGTGCCCACAGGGCGACCTCTTCGTCCACGGACGGCGGACGCCAATGCCGAACCTTGCCGGCCGCACCGGCCTGCCATTTGAGCCAGTCGCTTACCCAATCGCCGACACGCACTTTCACGCGCGGCGGGTCGTACGTGATCGCCTCCACGACCGCGGATTGCGTCAGGCACGCCATACGGCGATCCATCTCGCCAAGCTCGAAATCGCTCACACGTCACCCCGCTCCGTGTTCGGCCGGATTCCAGTAGCGGCCTTCGTGCCCCGGCCCGGTCTCCGGATCGACGCCCCACAACACCGCGCGCCCCTTCAGCGGTGGCTCATACGTGTCGCCCAGGTCGAATTCGTGCACCCACTCGACGAGCCAAACGAGATACGTATCCAGTTCAGGCCGGAACGGATCTTCGCCAGCCGACCCGACCTGTTTGCCGGGCGTCATCGGCAGTCCCCACGTCGCCCCGTGCACTGTTTGCAGCACGCGCGCGGACAGCTCCCGCACCTGAACCTCGGCACCGTCGACCAGCGGGTCGACGATCACACGGGCCTGCATGCGCGCGATCAGCGGCACCCGGCCCGTGCCGTCGTCGTGTCCCGGTTCCAGCTCCGCAAGCTCGATCGCGACAAACGGCGTGTCGATCGACTTGCCGATCTTCGGGTACGCGTGGATACGTTCGAGATCCGGCAGGCGCGCACGCAAGCCGGCCTCGATGCCGTCATGGAGTTGTTTCAGGTTATCGAGCACGATTCGCCGCCTTCTGGATTTCGTAATTGACCTCTTGCCGCAGCACCGTCATCAGCCGCGCTTCGCACACGCGGGCAGCGCGTCGAAATGCCGGGTCGCCCGTCTGCGACCATTCGACCGTCACCACTTCGAACGGCGTTCGTGCCTTACCGGTACGTCGGTAGATCGCGCCGTCCGGCTGCGCCTTGGTCTTGCGCCACGCGCCCTCGAACAGCGATTTGCCGGCGCGCATCCCCTTCTTCGTGCGCCGAACTGCACCTAGCCGATGCGCCTCGAGCGGGTTCAGACCGAGCCACACCTTGCCCGCGTCGAGCGACCGCATGAAGAAGTACATCCGCTGCCGCAGGAGCTTCTGCTGAATGCCCGTCGCGCCGCTGACCTCTTTGGCCGTCTGACTCCGAATCCATGCGCCTGTCTTGCGCAGCGTCCGACGCCATGCCGCCTGCATTGCTGCAGGCGGCAGGCCCGTGAGCGCTTCGAGCGCCCCCCGTACGTCGATCTCGACCTTCAGCAGATCCATCGTCACCTCAGAATCAGGATTGTCCAGCCCGTGCCAGTCGGGTGAATCTCGAAGACACGGAACCGCTCGCCACCCGCTTCGACGATGCTGCCCTCACGCACGCGTGCCGCGTCGTCGTCCGTGATGTCGAGGATCGGCGCAACGAGCTGTGTGCGTTGCGTCCCGAGATCCGGGCCAAGCCAAGGCGCCTTGAACATGCCCTGCAGCGGTTTGCCGTCGATCGTGACGTCGTCCGACAGGTCTCGCTTCACGGCCGTGTCGACGTCGGCCATCAGATCCCGGAACGCCATGTCACGCCTTCAGCTTGACGAGCGCCTTCGGGCGCGTGCACAGGTGGATCGGGTTCGACTGCGCCTCGATCTCGACGCCCTTGCCGAAGGGCATCAGTTCCTGCTTTGCGTAGTACGGAATCCCGGTCGTGTTCACCGCTTCGACGTAGTCGGCCGGCGCGAAACGCGTGATGAACAGATCGGACACGCCCTCCGGCACCGCATGCGCTTCGTCGTCCGCGACATACCCGACATCGCCGACGCGACCGCGATAACGTTCGAACGTGCAACCGCCGAAGTCGAACGCGTCGCGCGCATCGCCACGAAGCTGCGCGGCCATCACGGACGCGAGATACGTCTCCTTCACCGACTTCGCGACGATCAGCTTGTTCCAGAACTCGCGCCCGCAGAGCACGCGCACGCCCGTGTACGTCACCGCGCCGAGCGAATCTTCGATCGCGTCCTGCACCTCGACGCATTTCTGACGAATCTCGGTGGTCGCGGTCGACAGCTCGAACGGAATGACCGTCTGCTCGATACCGAAGTACTTCAGCAGGTCGATCAACACCGTCTTGCCGTCCGCGTCGAGCACGGCGCCCTTGATTGCGCCGATGCGGTGGAATTCGTGCGTCGCATCGAGCTGCTTACGCATCTTCGCGAGTCGCCGATTCACGACGGTCTGGAGCGCCTCCAGCTCCGTTTCGGAACCGAACGCACGCAGATTCGCGATTTCGTCGGCCATGATCACCGCACGCTGCGGCAGATGCACCGTGTTGAACGGGATCATGCTGCGCTTGCTGCCTGCGACAACAGCGGCCGGTGCACCGCGCTGGCCAGACGCGACGAGCGACAGCGTGTCGCCGTCGCGCTCGATCTGGATCGTAGTCGTGGTGATGCCGTCCTCTTCGAACAGTCCGAGCGTGCCGATCCGGCCGGGAACATACGGCTGCTCGTTGATCGCAGCACTCAGGGACGACAGCGAAAACGCGTCGTCTTGAAACAGGGCGATATCCGCCATACAACCTCCGACATGAAAATGGATACAAAAAAGGCCACGCGGTCGGCGTGGCCTTGAATGGGGCGTGATGCGATCAGCGGACGATCACGTGTCGCTCGGCGAGATCACCGCGACCGGCTGCATCGAGCCCCGTGAGCAGCCCGCCAGCGACTTCAGCGAGCCGGACGACACCCGTCGCCGGTCGCGGCGCTTCGGACGCCGCCAGCGGCGCGTAGAGCACCGCTGCGGCGACTTCGGAACCGTCGTTCGCGGCGTTGTCGTACGGCGCGTATTCGCCGGTACTGGTCACGCCGAGCACCTGCCCGGCCGGCAACGCCGGACCAGCCTTCACGACGATCCGCTCGCGCGAGATCTGCCCGTTACCCTCCGACACGAGAAATTCAGCCGTCAGAGCGGCCTGTACCTTCCAGTTCGACATGAGTTTTCCCCTCCTCGGGTTGCGTCAAAGTTACTTGCCGCTCTTGCGAGCCGCGTAGATGGACGCCGCACGCGGCGCATTCGCGACCACGGGTGCGTCTTGCGACGCAACCGGGGCAGCACGATGGTTGATCGGCTTCTGCGAGGCCGTCATGCGCTCGAACAGCCGCGCGCGAACCTGATCCGGCGACAGGCCATCCGATACGAAGCCGGCCGTCAGCTCGGTCAGGCTCGCGGCCAGACAGATACCGGCGATGTCCTGCGCGTTGCGGATCGCGGCGTCGACGCTCGCGCGATCCCGCAGGCCGGTCGCCAGCACGATGCCTTCCGCGCAGTGTTCGATGCGCGCGTCGCGGCACGCGGCGTACACATGCGCGGCGAGAACCGACACGTCCGGCCCCGGCGCAGGTGTGGGCGTCGGCACCGGATGAGGCGTCGGATCGGGCGTTACCTCGCCGTCGTCCTCCAGCACAGCGCGGATTTCGGCCGGCACCGCCGCATAGCGTGCGGCGAGCCGTGCCGCGCCCGCATATGCTTCGATCCGGATCGGATCGATAATCGCGTCGCAGAAACCTTGCTCCTTCGCCTGAGCGGCCGTAAGCCACGTCTCGGCATCCATGATTGCGCGGACCTCTCCCTCGGTTCGGCCGCTGCGCTCGACGTAGGCCGCCAACATGCTGTCGGACGTGCTGTCCAGCAGATCGGCGAGCTTGCGCAGATCCTCCGCCTCGCCGGCCGCGACCGTATTCGGGTTGTGGATCATCAGCCGCGCATTCGACGGCATCTCGATCGTGTCGCATGCCATCAGGACCAGCGACGCAGCCGATGCGGCAACACCGTCGACGCGCCCCGTCACCTTGCCGCTATGCCGGCGCACCGCGTTGTAGATAGCGAACGCATCGAACACGTCGCCGCCCATCGAGTTGATCGCGAGGACGATCGACGTCGCTGTCGACGCCACCTCGTCCAGCTTCGTCGCGAATAGTTCCGCGTCGGTGCCCCAGAAACCGATGTCGCCGTAGATCCGGATCTCGACCTCGTTCCCGCCCGCCGCATTCGCTTGCGCGCGGATGTCCCACCACCGCTTCTTCCCTTTCATTCGCCATCCCCGTTAGAAAGATCGCCCGCCCCGTCGACCGGATCGAGCGTGTCATATCGAATCCCGAGCCGGCGCTCACGCGCGAGATCGTCCGCGTTCTCCTGATCGACCTGCTCCGGATCGTCACCGCGCGCGAGCACTGCACCTGTCCGGCTCGCGAGGCCGGACCGGATCTCCATCCGCTTCGCCGTGACGTCCTGCACCGGATGGATGTACGGCCAGCCCTGTGGAACCCACCGGACCCGCAGATAGTCGCGACGGTGTCGGTAGTAATCCGCCATCGGCATCGCGCCCGACAATGCGCAGGCGTCGACCCACCAGCGCCACACCTTCCGGCAAAACTGATGAATGAACACATTCCACTGGATCTGCTCGATCGACCGCCGGAACTCGTTCAAGATCACGCGCAGCACGCGATCGCTCACGTCGCGCAGATCGCCGGTCATGACTTCGTACGGCATGCCGACCGAAGCCGCAGCAGCCATCAGTTGCTGACGCATGAACGGCCCGTAGTCGGTCCCCGCGCCCGGCGGTTCGGCAAACTTGACGTCTTCTCCGGGAGCCAGCTCCTGCATGCTCCCCGGTTCGAGCGATACGACCGGCGAAAAGCCGTCGACGTCGTACTCCATCGCCGCGCCCGTGACCGGATCACCCATCAGGCCCGGCTCGGCAGGCGGCTTCGTGATGAATCCGGCAAAGAGGTTGCTGACCTCCTGACGGAACAGCACCGCGTCGTCGAAGTTGTCCAGCGACTTGAGCCGCAGCAGCACGGTCGACAACTCGGGAACACCGCGCACCTGGCCGGGCCGCAACGCGAGGAACACATGCGCGATCTCGTCGGCCGGCACGCGAACCGTCTGCATGTTGGCCGTCGCAGCACGTCCGTACTCGCCGGGGTGACGCTGCAATAGGTGATACGCAACGCGTCGACCCTCGGCATTGAACTCGACGCCGTTGACGATCTCGCCCCCGCCGGGGACGATCTCATTCTTCTCCATCGGCAGCAGATCGCCTTCGAGCAGCCGGATCTGCATCGGGACCGCCAAGCCCTCGCTCGGACTGCGGAACTGGCGACGAACCAGTACCTCGCCATCACTGAAAAACGCCCGTGCGGCAAGCGTCTGCACGCCCGCCATGTCGAACAGATCGTCCGCGTCGATCTCCTCGCAGCTATCCTCCCAAAGTTGCTTTTGCATCTTGCGCACGGCGTCGTTCGGATGCTGCGGGTGCGCTTGGATGCCGTTGCCGATGGTGTTCGATACGAGCCGTGCGATCGCCGTTTTCGCCCACGGATCGTTGCGGATCGCGTCGCGAGCGCGCGAGCGCAGCAGCGGCAGGTTTTGCACCGCCGCCGCATTCGGTCCCGCGCTCGACGTCCGCCACGACTTCGCCCGCGCGCCCGTCGTGCTCGCCGACTCGTAGGCCGCCGCTTTGAGCCGCGTCGGCACCACGAATCCGCGCCGCGCGAGTGACGGAAAGCCCGCCTTCATCGCACCCCCTTGCCGGCGTGACGAATCCGGACGATCGACGAACGCCCGGCCGCGCCGTTCAGGTCGCGAATGATCTCGGTGCGCGCCTCGCGCAGCTCGCCGATCGAGCGATATTTCACGCGCCGGTCGGCATACTGGACTTCCAGCTCGCCCTTCGCGATTGCAGACTGGATGTTCTGCAAATCCTGCTTTGTGTATGCCATGCCATTCCCTCGTTTAGCGCCGCTTCAGGTACGTCGAGCGACCAACACGACGCCCCTGAATGCGCGAAACCCCGCTCGGAGGCGGGGTTTCGGTGGGTTTTGCTACCTGCGGCGACGGCCGCGGCGTCTCGATAATCTCGGGCACGTCCGGTGGATCGGGCGGCACCTCGGCCGGCAGCGCCGCAGGCAATGCCTCCAGCACCGGGACCGCATCGAACAGGGAGACCTGCGACGCACGATGCTGCTCGACCTGCCAGTGCGCCTCGGTCATCAGGTGCACCTTCACGCTCCGAGCCGCGTGCAGCGCGTACCCTTCGCAGTCCAGTGCCTCGTTACGCGGGCTGATCTTCTTCCACACGCGCTTACCGCCACGCGGCCCCGGCACCTTGACCTCCGCCGTGAGCTGCGACAGGTAGTCGCTGCGCACGCCGCTATACCAGTGCATGCGGCCCGGCCCGTCGCCTTCGAGCTTCAGCCGGTTTTCGAGGATCAGATCCTTCGCGCGGCTCACACCGACCATATACGGCCGCAGCCCGTACTTCGCAGCCTTGCTGTTGTTGCGCGTCGAGTCGATCGACGCCTTCGGTACGCTGAAGATCTCCGCGTCGATGTTGCTACTGCCCTTCGCGGCCATGACGTTGTAACCGGCCTTCTGCGCCGCGCGCACGTACTTGTATACCGCGTCCGACGTCGCTCCGTCTGACGAGTCGATCGACGTTGCGCGTACACGCATCAGCCAGCCGTTCTCATGGCGGTATCCGTGCGACAACAGCATCGTCAACGCGCCCCATACCCCGCCTGTCATCGGGTCTTGCTGCTGCTCCGTCACATTGCCGTAGATCTCGCCCCACACGACGAGCCAGCTTTCCTCGCCGCGTCCCCACGCACGCACGACGACCGCGAGCCGGTCGTGTTGCACGTCGACGCCAAGCGTCAACACCAGACCTCCGAGCGGCACCGTCAGCTCCGCGTATGGCAGCGCACGTTGTGCGAGCACGTCCAGCTCGGGCAGATCGGTCTTGTACTTGTACGCCCGGCCCTGCGAGTTGTTCACGAACGAACGCATCTTCGTATCGTCGCCCTCGCGCAGCGCCTTGTCGGCCGTCAGCCACTTCTTGACCAGCTCGGCCATGTTCGAGCCGGGGAACGGCGACACCAGCTCGTTGATGCGGAAGCCGGCAACGCCGTGAAACGGTGCCGTCGCAACCCATCGCCCGCGACGGACAGCGCGAATACGCGTCGCGTCGTCCCACAACGAGCCGCAATGCGGGCAGGTGTAGCGGGCCGTCTCCGGTTGTGCGCGGCCGTAGACCTCATGTACGACTTCGGCGCCCTCGCTCCACGTGACGTTTTCCCACGCCAGCTCATGCTCCTCGTCACAATCAGGGCACGGCACCAGATACACGCGCTGATCCGATGCCGCGTAAGCCTGCTGGATGCGCGACAGGCCGTCGATGGTCGGCGTGCCGCCCAAGATCATCTTGCGTCGCCGGGCCGAATAGCTCTTGTTCCGTTCCTCCAGCAGCGTGATCGAATCGCCCTGCTCGCGAACGTTCGTATTCGCATCGTCCGGCTCCTCAACCGCAACGACCGGGGCCGGCGTCGACTTCACTTCGTCCGGCGCGTTCGACGTGATGAACTTCAGGAAGCCGCGTGCGAACGTCTTGTGATCCCACAAGTTGTTTTTGTCGCGGGCCGCGTGCACCGGCAATTTCGCCGAGAGGCGAGGCGTCACCTCGACCATCGGCTCGAACTTCTCCAGGTTGAACTTCTTCGCCGTCTTCTCTTTCGGGAACATGACGATCATCGGGCACGGGTCAACGTCGATCCGCTTGCCGATGTAGTTCAGCAGCACGCCATCTGTCCACGCGACCTGCGCCGACTTCATACACACGATCTTCTGCACGGTCGGATCGTCCAGCGCTTCGTGCATGCCGAACACCCACGGCGTGATGTTCGGGTTATACCGGCCGGGACTGGCCGATCCCTTCGCACTCAACCGGCGATGTTTGCGCGCCCAATCCGTCGTCCCGATCCGCTCCGGCGGACGCAGCATCGTCGCGATCCGGCGAATCACCGCGTGGACGGTCTGGGTCGTATTCAGAAAGCTGCTCAAGGCATCCATATATGTGCTCGTTCAACCATTCGACGTCCACCTCGACGCCGTATAGCGTGCGCAGCTCCTGCACCAGCTTGTCGGACAGCGACAGCAGCTCCGTTTGAAATGCGCCGACCATCAGGCCGTACGCCTGTTCGAGCTGCGCCGCGTTGACGAGCTGCCCCTTCTTCTCGGCCAGCGTCAGGAGCTTGATCTCGCGATCGACGATCTCGGTCTTCGCCCGTTCGGCGACGAGATCAATTCCCGTACCACTGGACCGGCCGGCCGCGACCTCGCGCAAATGCCGGATGTACGCGACGCGGATCTCGTCGATCGACGCCACGCGGTAATCGAGCTGGACCTTGTCGACGAACCGCGAAACGGCTGACTGGTCAAGGTCGAGATGGTCAGCGATCTGCTGCTGAGTCGGCATGAATATGACCCCCTATGGAGACTCGCCAGTAGAGAAAAAACGCGGGTGCGAGCCCCCGCGTACAAATCTGCCCGGCGGGTCCCCAGCTAGCTTCGCCGACAGCAGCGAATGTCAGCCCCCGCCGCGGAGTTGGTTGCACCTGCCGTGCGCGCCGGGACATCACTAGATCAGCGACCTTGTGTAAGGCATCGCCGATTCCTAATATTTACGAGGCAGGTCGCCTCACAATTATTTCCAATTGATCTGACGATACGCGGGGATTCAAATGAAAAATACGAAAGTCGCGGCACTTACAGGGGTAATACTCAGCCTGCTCGCTGGATGTTCGACACAGCCACCGGAACAAACCGATCTAGCTAAGGCATGGAGCCAAAAGCTGGCTCCATATGATCTCGTCACAATCTTCCCGCCAAGAACAGGCATCGAGCCGGGTGATCTATATGTGTTCTGTGCCAACCCATCCGACGACGCAAAAGTGGCCAGGTTTGCACCAATCTTTGTTACGTCGCTCGACGGCTTCCAAGAACGCCTAAGCAAATTCTTCACCGGCCGGTTGGAACTACCAGCAAATGCCAGTTTCAATAAGACGGCGCAAATATTTGATATCCCGGACGACGCAAAGGGCATCCGATCCCCTGGCAAGTGGACACGCCTCGGGCTAGCCAGCTTCCCAGAGATCTTCCAGATAGAAGGGTCGACAACAACGGCGGGCGCCTCCGCCCCGACCGGCTTCGCAATATTCGGCTTGGGGGGCCAAAGGAGAAGCTTGCAGACGTACGTCTTGTCGATGCCCGCTGCGGAATGGGTCGGCCTTCCGTGGCTTCAAGCCCAAGAACAGGCAGCCACATCGATCAAGAAACTAACCCCGTTAGAGCGTGCCGGCATCGCAAGTCTGCATCAAAACTTACGGAACAAGTTCGAGAACAATGCATGCGGAAGCGTCAGGCTCGCATACGTCCAAGAGGTTTTCTACGCTCGTCACATGACATTGTCATTCGGCACGAATCGTTCGGCTGCAATTAACGCGCAGGCCCGCCTTTACATCAACCCCAATCAAGCGCGGTACAACGTTCTTCAGGCTGCATCACAACCGGCCGCAAGCGCTCCAGCTCCGGCATCCGCACCAAGCGACGCGAAACAGGCTCAGGCCGTGAACGAAATGAACGCAGCACAAGCGGGGGCCAGCGCCGCAGGCAATTTGGGCGTACCCGGGGGCTCGGTTTCATCGGCTTACGTATCGGACGACGGCATGGCATTCGATTACTCGTTTGTACGCCCCGTAGCGGTAGGCGCGAAGGTCATTGACCTCCGTGTAGATACAAATGACATCGTCGTGAGCTGGAACTCTCCCACGCTCGGCCACCATGACGTCGGAGACGGATATCTATCTCAGTACCACACGTTCCCACCTGGCACTATACTGAAAGATCTCGACAATCCTAAGAAACCTAAGGTCGAGATCGTGCCATCCAAATAGGCATGTACAGCATGATCCCCCATGCATTCGATAAGTAGAACTTCGATCAATGCATGTACAAAAGCCCTGATCGCTTACGCAATCAGGGCTTTCAAAATACGTTTCGTATAGGCGAACGCCCCCACACGACCTAACGGGCTCCACTATGTGTTCTTATGTCCCGAGAGGTTTGCACGACTAACGCGCGGTGCCAGCGAATATCCAGTAACGCGGTAAAGGATGTTCGAAGTTTACGCGATCTGCTCTTGGAATGAAAGATGTTTCATTCTCGCAATTGTCGGCGCATTGTGTCGGACACCGATCCATTCACGTGGTCGAGCAGCGCATGCATGTCATGAAAGCGACGCGACCAGTGGCGGCGGTATTCATCGAGCGGGACGCCGATCGCCTGCGCACGCGCTGGTTCGTCCATCGGACGCTTGCCCGAGCCGGCGCAATCCGGGCAGATGTAGCGGCCGTCTCGCCGCACGATGCCGCGCCCTTCGCATCGCGCGCACTGGTCGTTGATCCACTCGTCAAGCAAACGTAACGCGAAACGTTCAACGATATCGACCTTTGCACGCTCGACTTCATGTCCTGCACGCTGATCGCGCCGCTCGTCGCGCTTCAGGCCCGTGAACCGACTGCGCTTGAAACGACCCGACAAGCGGATCATCTGCGCAAACAGCAACGTCGCTTTTCGGATCGTCGCTGGCTTCGTCTCTCGCCCTGCCTTGATCCGAACCAGCAAGCGACCGAGATCGTTCGCAAAGGCGAGTGCGCCCAAAGTAACTTTAGGATCGGCAATCGGGTCGGTGAACTGACCACGAACGCTCATTGCTACACCTGCCCGCTCCATCAAATCAATCATGACTCTCTCCTATTCGTCCTAATGTCTCAATGTCCCAAGGGAAAAAGGCTTGCAGGGGTGCGCGCCCGCGACATGCGACATGCGCCGCTCACGTCGCGCATGTCGCGCCCCTGCACCCGCGCCCGAGACCGCGCCTTGGGACGTTGGGACATGGGACGTCCGCAGCGCGCCAAGACGGGGTACGTGGCGCGCCTGCCGTGCTGGCACAGCGCGCCACGCAATCACAGCGGGCTGTCGTCATCACCCGCTGCGACCAGTTCGCGCTCCGCTTCCGGCTCTTGCTCTTCCTTCACGTAGTACCAGCCACGCGACCCGGTCGACTCGCGCTTGCGCACCCACCCGAGCGACTTCAACGCCTTGCCGATGCGGCGCTGCTCGGCCAGCGTCCACTTCGACGTGTCGAGCTTCAGAATGTCCGCGAGGATCTCTTCCATCGTCGTGCGCGACACAAATTCCAGAGCTTTGGCGATCTTGTCCTCGTACACGTCGCCTTCGTAGCGCTCCGCCTGCTCGATCTCGAACAGCGGACGCTCATGCTCTTCGACGTGCCAAACGACGCCCGAGCGATACAGGTGCATGGCTTCCGCCCAGAGCTGATCGCGAACGGCCACAATGCCGTCGATGTCGACCAGCCCGCCGACACGAAGCGGCCAGTAACGCCGGTTGCCCGATTCGTCTTTCAGGTACGTGTCGAAGTTGACCGAGCCAGCGAACACGCACTGACGCGGGACGTCCGTCGCCCGCTTGCCGTAGAAGTTGCGGAACCGGTCGACGGCCGTCGCGAAGAAGCTCTTCACGGCCGACGAGTCGGCCTTGTTCAACGAGTCCAGCTCGGCCAGCTCGATCACCCACTTACCGGCCAGCACCGCGTACGTGTCTTTATTGCCGATCTGGATCGGCGTATCGGTGAACCACGGTGCGCCAGCCAGCACCTTCAGCGCCGTCGATTTGCGATGCCCCTGCTTGCCTTCGAGGATCAGGACGTTGTCGACCTTGCAGCCCGGCTCCATCACGCGCGCGACGGCGGCGATCATCCATTTCATGAACGCGAGCCGCACATACTCGCTGTCGGCCACGCGCAGGTAGGTCGATGGCATCGAGCGCACACGCGGCACGCCGTCCCATATCAGCCCTTCGAGGTATTCACGCACGTCATGGAAGTGCTTCTCGTCCGCCACCAACAGAACCGCGTTCATCACGATATCGGTGCGCACCGAGAGGCCGTAGCGCTGCGACAACCAAAGCGCGCAGCGCTGATCGTCCATGTCAGTCCACTCTCCCTTCACGCCTTGCCGGAACGGCGGTGCCTTGCGCTTCATCACGCGGCCACCGAAGTCGTCCTGTTCGATGACGCCCTGCCAAGCTTTGTGATTCGCCAGGATCATGTGCACGTTGCCGAGCGTCGGCAGCAGCGTGCCCTTGTCCGAGCGCGCGAGATCCTGCTCCCATGTGTGCGCGCCGTTCTCTGCCTCGCGGCCATCCCATTCCGGCTGTTTCGCGGCAGCGGATGTCACGGCGGATTTCGTCGGCGTGTCGTCCGCGGTCGGCACCGCAACCGTCGCCGGCCGGATCTCTTCGTTCGCTGGCGCGATGACGCGCAAGATCGCCGCCTGCACCTGCGCCTTGACCGCCTCGAAGCCCTCTTCGACGTGGAGGTCGTTGAAATCGGTCAGCTTGCGCGCGCCGCGATTGGCGAATGCCGGATAGACGACGCTGACGTCGGCGACCATCGCTGCTGCCTCGTACGCGCGCTTCAGGCCCGTGTTCTCGAAGCGCTTACGTCGCAACGGCATCACATCGTTTCCGTAGCTCACCTCGACGTACGGCACACCATTGTCGTCACGACGGCGTGACGCGGCGACCATGTACCACGTGTTCTTCGCCTCGATCCGTACCGGATCAGCACCGAATACCAGCTCACCACTGAAGGCGAACTCGTCGGTGAGCCAGTCGCGCATGCGCTGCACGATCTTCCAGTCGTCGTCGGCGCAGACCAGCACATGCACATCCGGATACGTCGCACGCAGGTAGCGCACGGCCGGGAGGATGCCGCCAGCGTCGAAGCAGACATCGACTGCGAACGCCTCGTCGATCGCCATGCGGATCGATCGCGCGGTCGCGTAGCCTTCGGCGACCAGCACGATCTGATCGTCTGCGCCGACCTCGCCGAGCAGATACGTCGCGCCCTTCTTCTCCATGCCTTTGTTGAAGCGCTTCGCGCCGTCCGGCGTGATCTTCTGCAGACCGACGAGCCGAGCGTCGTCGCCGTACTGATACATCGGCACGAAGATCGTGCCGTCCGCGTCGAAACGCACGCCTTCGGCCGTGATGCGCTTGCGTTCGAGATAGGCAGACTCGCCATGCTCTGCTGCACGGTTCCACTGATCGCGCGCGCGGTTCGCGGCGAGCTTTGCCTGACGCGCATCGCGCTCGGCCTGCTCACGGTCGGCCGCTTCCTGCCGGCGACGCGTCTCCGCGAGCACTTCCTCGCTCATCGGTGCGCCGCTCCATTCGAAGCGCTCCGTGCCGGGATCGTCGCCCGAGAAATGTCCGAACGTGCCGCCATAGCCGATTACCGCGCCCTTGCTGATGATCTCGCGAAGCTGATACCAGTATTTCTTGCGCGGCCCATACCGATGATGTTTGCCGTCCGCGATCGGATGGCCGGCAGGCAGGTCGGGATGCCCCGCAGCACGCAATTGCTGAATAATCTGGTCCAGTGTCGCCATACAAGAATTCCCTCGATCAAAGTTACTTTGGCCGCATGTCGCGGCCAGATCACAATTGGTTGCGCTATGCGCTGTTAGCTCGCACGACGAGCCGCCTCCAGCTCGACGAGACGACGGTCGCGCTCGACCTTGTGAGAAAAGCTTCGCCACGCGGCTCGCCCTGCCGCGTAGCACTGGCGTCCGCTCGGCGAGCGGCTGTACTGCGATGCACCGCGTCGCAACGCGCTACTGATTCCGTTCACGTTCACATGGGTCTCCGGTTATTTGCCGCGCAGTCGACGCCATTCCGCCGACATGAGATCGTCGAACGCGGCAAGGTCCAGCGCGCAGAAACGATCGGTAAGCTGGTCGCGGAACGCGTGACGTTCCGCCTTGGTCGCGAGCGCGGCGCATGCGCGCGCAGCTCGCTCGATGAACAAGCGCACGCGCCCCGTTGCGTTCGCTTCCGCAAGAATCGGAGCAAGGCGATCGGGGAACGTGGCGAGCAATTCGGACAGCAAGCGCCCCGCTTCGGCGGGGGCATACTCGAATTGGGATGCGAGTGTCGTGACAGCGCATGCCAATTGCTGCTCGGGCGAGCAGCAAAGGCCGATATGCTCACGGTCGGGACGACAGCACCCCATACCGGGCTTAAACCGCTCCATGACGACGACGTCGACGCGCGGCGAGGTTGCGAGCAGCGTGAATCAAACGCTGGAACAGACGCTGGCCCTTGCGGCCGGTCGCGATGATCTTCTCGGCGTGTTGGTCGTCGATCCGCTGATCAGCCAGCGCACGCGTCACGTCGTCGGCGACGAGGCCAACATGCGCCTGCAGGTGCAGCGCCGTCGAAACAAGGCGCAGCGTGCCGGGTTCGCTGACGTCGTCAGCGGCATGGTCGTCGACGTGTTCGGCAACCAGCCCGAAGCGTGCGTTCAATGCATGCAGCGCGTCGAGCGCGTACGCCTCGCCCTCTGCCTTTTCCTGCATCCACTCGATCAGCAGCTCGAACATTTCCATCGACAAGCGACTGTCGCCAACACCACGCAAGCGAAGGCGAAGCGATTCTGGCGTGATGTTCTTACCGCGTCGGATGGTGAGGTGATTCGCCGCGTCGGCGACACCGCCGGGCGTGTTGCGAACAGACGTATAGAGGACGTCCAGCCATTCGGTACTGTCGTATCGGCAGGTCATAGCGTTTGAGATCGGAGCGTTTCATCCTGTCGCGACGCGCGAAACGTCACTAGGATTCGAGATGTGCGATCGAAACCGCACCGTTAGCTGTTGCAGACATGCGTTGCGCTTGGCGATGGCCCCGATTGACGGACGAAGGCCCAATCGACCCGACTGTTCAGTTCCTCACATCGCACGGCACCGTGGCAAAGCTGCTCAATTGGAGGGCAGTGTTCAGCCGGCACCCGCCGGCCCGCCTGCTTCCATTGCTGGACCGCCGCGCGAGTCACGCCAAGGTGGTCTGCAAGCGATTGCATAGTCAGCCCGGCCGCTTTGGCGGCCCGATCCAAGGGGTGTTCAACGATGTTGTCCATGAGCTTCCATCATCAGCGCAATGATAGAAATTCTAACATTCAAGAGATAGAAAATATAGCCATACGCGCGCAAGATTTTCTTACCATTGAGCGCATGGACATCGGTGAATGGATAAAGGCCAGCCGCGAAGCTGCCAGCCTCAAGCAAGATGAACTCGCGGAGCGATTGGGGAAGACGCGCGGCAACGTGTCAGCGTGGGAGAACGGCCGTCACGAGCCAAGCTTCGGCCAGATTCTTGAGATCGCACGTATTACCAAACATGCAATTCCCATCCCCGGCGTTGCGGGTACGCCCATTGGGAACGTTGTCCCGGCGAATGTCGGCACGCGTCGCATACCGCTGATCAGCAGCGTGCAAGCCGGCCTGATGAGCGAGGCAATCACTCCGTTTCCACCTGGCGGTGCGTTCGAGTACCTGCTAACCGATCTAGAGCTATCGGATCATGCGTTCGCCCTTGAGGTAGAGGGGGAATCGATGGCACCGGAGTTTATGCCCGGCGATAGAATCATCGTTGAGCCAGCCATTGCACCTAGGCCGGGCGACTATGTCGTCGCTAAGAACGGCAAAGAAGAAGCCACGTTCAAGAAGTACAGGCTTCGTGGCGTGAGTACGACTGGCGCGGAAGTGTTTGAGCTGGTCCCACTGAATTCCGACTATCCAACGATAAATAGCGAACACGAACCCGTTCGGATTATTGGCGTGATGGTTGAACACCGTCGATATCGCCGGCGATAACTCGCTCCTCGCAGTCCCGCTTCGGCGGGATTTTTTTTGCACACCCACTCCTGACTATTGCCTACTCGACCTCAATAGATAGATTTTCTACCGGCAAGGATAGTTTTTCTTGCATATGATTGGATAGAAAATCTATCATCCTCACGTCACCACCTATCGTGAGGAACTGATGAATCGCGAACTTCCTGAACTGCACGCCTCGCAACCCGTCGCTCACCACTGTCAAGCGAGCCGCCTGATCGATTGCCAGCTCTACGACCGTCACGAATGGCTCCGCGACGAGCAAACACCCCGCATTACCCTGTCCGAGCCGGCACGCCAAAGCAACTTTGAAAAATCGAAGATCTTCCGCTGGACGGTCGTCGCCGCCCTGCTGTTTGTCGTCGTGAATGTGTTTCAAGACGATCCGGTCGTCGCCCCAACGACCGCTTACAACGTCACCGTCTAAACCGCCCCGACATTGCCGGGGCGAGCCCGCCCCGGCGTCATGGAGACCACCATGCCGCGCATCAAAGTCAAAGCAGAACCCCTATTCGACGTCGAACGTCGCGACACCCTCTCACTCCGCACTTTCACGCGATACGACCGGAGCGCACGCCGTCCGTCGACACCGCTCCTGATCGGCAAGTACGTTGTCGGACGTCGCCCGCTGCCGGACAGGGTGCATACGGAATATTTGATCCTCGACGGTACCGAGATTGCGCGCAGGCAGATCTCGATTCCGGACGAAGGCAACTGCGCCGACGCAATCAAACGCCTGCGCGACGCCAAGCGCGCAGCGGGTGTCGAGGCGTTGAACGCCATCGATAAAGCGAAGAAGCGTGGCAAGACGCGGACGGCGACACCACGGGAGGTTGCGTAATGGACGACCGCACGCAACAGCTCGACCTGACCGCGCCGATCCCGACAGGGAGCGCGAAGGCCGCAGCGGCCGCTGCGGGCGCAACGTCGGCGGATCTGTGGATGGTCCCGTACGACCAACTTCATTACGACCCGTCCGACAACATCCGCCCCGTTGATCCCGAATGGGTGACGCACCTTACTGCCCTCATCATCGAGAACGGGTACGACAAGGGTTCGCCGCTTCATTGCTACGCGCGAAAGGTTGACGGGAAGGATCTGCTGTACGTGTACAAGGGGCAGCACCGCTACCTTGCGGCCGGCAAAGCAATCGAAACAGGCAAGGACATCGGCAAGATCCCGGTCGTCGTCCGTGACGCAAAGACGGTCAACCGCGCCGAAATAGTGATCGACGGCTATCTCAGCAACAATGGTAAACCGTCGTCGCCGCTGGATCTGGCCGCTGCCGTCGCAGAGCTGCGCGACATTCACGGCATGGCGCTCGCAGCCATCTGCAAGCGCTTGAACGTCACCGATCAAACGATCCGCGACGTCGGCCTGCTCGAGCGGGCACCGGCCGAACTGCATCAGCTCATACGGAACGGCCAATGTACCGGCACACTGGCCATCGAGCAGATCCGCCTGCACGGCGGCGACAAGGCGCTCGAACGCATCGTCGTCGGGATCTCCAAAGCCGCTGAAGCCGGCAAGACGAAGGTAACGAAGAAGTACCTCGAAGCAGCGCCCCTGCTCGATACGCATCCGGACGCGGAACCCTCTCCCGAGCACGTATCCGCAGCCGCAGCCGCAGCCGCCAACAGCGACGCCGCACCGCTCGTCGCGTCAACGGCCGCGGATGTCACGATCGAGACGCAGGCGCCGATGCAGGCTGCGTCGCGCCAAAGCGCCCCCGTCAAGATCAGCGAGAAACAGTCAAAGCAACTTTTGCAGGCCCTGCAGGCTGTACTCCATGACAAAAATTTCGGCCGACTGGCAAAGCCGACGATCGAAGCCGTTCATACCGCGCTGCTGCCGCTCGCCGATCTTCTCGGTCGCCCCTCGCCCGGAAAGGTCTGGCCGGTTTCCGAGCCGGATGCAAATGGCGGCTGCGAGCCTATCGATACGGTATGTGGGCCTGAGCGAACCGGGAGGATCAAGGGCCCACTGGCCTATATTCGCGTCGCGCAACCTGCGCCCGGCGCGTGGATTTACGCGATCGAATACAACACCGGGACCAGCTTCGCGAGCGACCCGCTGAAGGTATCGCCCCAGACGCGCGCGGTATGGACGCGCGTTCAAGCGATTCGTTCCGGCGCAGCGCGGCTTATCGAGACGATCAAATCACCAGTCCATGGGCGAACGAAGGCCGAGCAAGCATCATTTAAGCGCATTCTCGAATGGGCGAACGAGGTCATCGGCATGCCTGATCCCGACATGACTGCCGAATTCTCCGCCGCCACCGCGAAGGGTGAACGCCCCGATTTGTCGGATGTGCTGACGGCCATCGGGCATAAGCAACGGATCGCGTCGAATCGGGCGCTGCTCGACGCCGCATTCCCGACTTACAAGGCGAAGCTCGCTCTTGGCCCTGCGTCCGCATGGCCGTTCCCGACCGGAGCCGCTAATTGAACCCGCGCCCGGCCCTTTCTACCCCACGTCCGCTGCCGCGAAAGCGGGAACACGCGAAGAAGCGCCCGGCTATCGCACTGGCGAGCGTCAACGGCACTTCGATGCAATCGGACAACGACGGGCTGACGCCCGTAAAAACGATCCAGTCAGACGAAGCGCCGCTCGCGCGGCGCAAACCAGTCCAGATGAACGAAGCCTTGGCGGATACCCGCCAAGGCACGCTCGCGCGGCTCGACGCTCTGCGCATCGAAATCCGCGCGTTGATTGTCGATATCTCGCACGCGGCCGACGTCGAGCTACTGGACCTGATGGCCGACGAGATCGGATCGTTCGCTCGCCACAAGGCGGCTCAGGACGCACGCACCTGGGCAGCAACCGCCGGCATCACGCTGGAAACTGGCCTGATGCAACTTGGCCGTGCACTGCCGCAACGTGAGACAGATTCAAAGAACCAAGGATTCGAATTGAAATGATCCCATCACGGAACAATCCGGCCGAAGTGTACGGACTTAAGCCAATCAGGCAAGACAGCAAAGGCCCTCTTTTTAGCAACCTCGATACGCTGACGATGGTTGCGAATTACATCAACGCCGATTCTCACTACTTTCAACGACGACTCAAAGACATGAACACCGATTTCGCGAAGGCTGAATCCACCACGCAAGATGCAATCGCCCTCTTTGAACGCTCGCTGTCCCGCATGATCGAGGCCGAAAAGCAAGTCTCTGAGTCGACAAAAAAAGCGGCGGGGAGTGTTCGGAAGTCGGCAAACGAACTCGGCGACACGATGCAACGTCTCCTGAAAACGGCCGACATTGACCGCCTTGAACGTTATGCCACCGTCCTCGAACGCATGGCAACCGCAATGCAAGCATTGGCGACCTTGGAGATCGACGGCAAGCTCGATCGTATCGTCAGCGCAATTCGATAATGGGGAGCGTTAGCCGATGACAACGCCTCCGAAGCGCGCAGTCCAGTTTCGTCTCGAATTGCAGGCAGACACCGTTGATCACCTTGTCACCGCACTTACCGATCTCGCCGCGCAGATCAGTGCTAACCGGTTGAGCGCGCATGCAATCAGCGGCGGGGCCCTCAGCAGCCACGAATGCTGGCTTGCCGTCGCGGATCACCCGACGCACGCCGAATACATCGAGCAACTGGAGCAATGGCGCGACCGCATCACTGCAGATCGAGGAGGTAACGCGTGAGGACGCTTGACCTGATCGAGTGCGCGGAATTCCTGAAGATTGACCGCACGACGCTGCTCGACATCGTCCATCGCGGCGACATCCTTGGTGCCAAGATCGGCCGAGCATGGGTCTTTCTGGAGGACGACGTCGTGGCCTACCTGCGTGAACAGGTGCAGGCGCAAACGCAGAAGCGGATCGAACAGATCCGCAGCGGATCATCCGTGACGGACGAACGGGTGCACCGAGCCATCACAAAGCAGCTTTCGTCGACCGACCCGCGCCGTCCCGGAAGGAAAGCTCGGCCGCTCCCAAGGCTTCCTGACTTCGAGGGTCAACCGACGCACCAAGCAGCATGAGTCCGAGTTCGGTCGGCCTCATGAGGCCGACCGGCAAGCACACCTTGCAGATGTTATGCACCTAGCCCAAGTCTGCGCAATTCAGCAATGGTTTCAAGCCCCGCCGGCTGCACGACACTGTGAGGTAGTGGATCGTCCTCGAAATAGTACGCAGCGCCGACCACTTCTTCGGGACGAAATCGCGGAACCTTACCAATATGATCAAACTGCGCGAGAAACTCGTCAGTCGACGTGGGTCGGGAAGCCTTCAACGTAGTCAGGATCTTGGCCTGCCATCCGGCGTCCTCTTCCGTGATCGGCCACGAAGCCAAGTCGAGCAAGTCGATGCCATAGTGCTCTAACACGGCTAAGACGAAAGTGGCACATGTCAGCCCTGCCCCAAGTTCCGTCTTGATCAGCTGCTTCGTGTCCCTATCAAAGTACTCGCCACCATCGTAGACGATCGAGTATGGCAGTCTAGTAGAGTTAATAGATTGTAGAGTTACCAATAAGCCGATCAGCGCACTGGCCGTAAATGGGTCAAGAAAATCAGAAATTACATATGCGTAACCCGGATCGATCTGTTTGTATCTGCATGTATTGTGCCATGCGAGATCAAATAAGTGGAGGGCATCCCCATCACCCTTCACTACGAAACCGACGTGCCGTTGTCCCTCAGTGTGCGTCACAGCCTCACCGCAGATCACAATTGCGAGAGACAAATCTTCCGGCAACCGATCGTCTACTTTGTGCAGCGCGATTGTCATACGTCAGTATTATTAGCGATCGAGGCCACGAAGCAATTTCGCTGCATTATGTCCACGACTATCGAGTTCTCGTCGAGCCGAATCCAACAACCCTCGCCATGCCGGCAAATGCTTCCGAGCGGAAAATGACGAACGCAACATAGCTATTATCGAGTATTCAGTCAATTCCCGCACCTCGGCCTCTTTCAGAAGGAGGTTTACCATGGCATAGGATCTTTGACGAAAACTTTGCTCGATAAAATATACGAGATAAAACGACGCCAATTGTGGCCTACCTGCCTTTTCGTAGCTCGCGACCATGCCTTTGGCACGACTCAACTCACAGAACATCGCCGTCTCCGATGACTCCGCGCCGGAGGCATCAATAGTCAGGGCGGAGGACCAAATCGTAACGGCACTTTTCAAGATAGTGCGCGACGACCTCATCCAAACGTCAGAGGCATTCAGAGCAGACAGGTCTTCGACGCTAGTTTTCCAAGTTCGGAGTATGGCACGAGCCGCATCAACCTTCACCGCTTGGCTTACCCATTCATCATCCACATCGGATGTAGTCGATGTGCTTAATACACGCTCATAGCTGTGCGGCACCTCAACGCTTCGTGCAAGATCGACACCAATACGCATCATGGCCCCACTCCTTCCTTCATCATTGCTTCAGCCGAATCTGACAACTCATCGAAAATACTAACGATTTTATCGACAGGAAGCCGACTAGTATGTTCAACGGGGGTACTAAAATCCAATTCAGCCCGACAATACATAAAATCAGACACGCTAGGAACCGGACCCGCCGGAGTTATATTTATCAACTGAAGAGAAAGTGTCGAAAGCTTAATCAGGCGATTTATGACATTGCCTTCGAGATTCTTGGAGTCACGCGGATAATTAACCTGCAAAAACAAATCTTTAACATCAGACTCTTTTGCATTGAAAATTGGCAAATAATCGCCTATGGCCGCATTACCGGCCTTGATAGACTCGACAGGCATTAGGAGCACTGCGCCGAATGCAACGCGGATCCACGGGATCTCGCTTCCCTTCGCTTCTAACCATGTCTTCACCGGCTTCCGAAGCGCCGAAAGAAAGTCGGATGCACCTCCAAGAACGGGCAGCTTGGGGCTACCTGCGTCGACTGCCGAATAGATCCAATCGGCTCGGTTGAAAGCGATTCTCATATCCAACCTGCCCGGCCCGAACGCGCCAGTTTCGGAGTGCTCAAGCACATTGGGTTTCGATGTGACCTGCTCCGGAGCAACGCCTACGGCAGTCTGCCACCAGTCCTCGGCCTTTCCAACTGGTTGCTGACTTATGAACGAAGCCCGTAGCAACTGGACTTCCCACGCACCGATGTCCGGCAAAGCCATGAAATTCTCCTGTTTTTGGCGATTGTACACGGCGCGCCGTGAGTTACATATTTTCCTTTCATGCCCAAGGGCCACCTCCGGCATCGGCTCAATATCACCACAACCTAGCCGCTAGATCGCTTCCCCGCAGGTTCACGTACCGCATCAGCACCTTGGGATTGGTGTGGCCGGTGATCTTCGCGATCTGGATATCGCTCAGTGTGGTCCGCTCGAACAGCCGCGACGTCGCCTCATGGCGCAGATCATGGAACACGAGGTCCGAACAGCCCGCTGCGTCGAAGATCCGCCCGAACTGCGCCGATAGCCGGGACGAGACACGGGCAAGCACCTTGCGCTTCAGCAGTTGCACGCCCTCGGCACGTATCGACGCCTCCATATCGTCGACCCACGGGAACAAGCGGCCGGCATCGAAGGTGAAACCGTTCATTTCAGGATCGCTGCTACTCACGGCGGCGACGTACCTGTCGTACGCGGCGATTGCGATCGTCGTGAGCGGCACCGAGCGCTTGCTGCCGTTCTTCGTCTTCTCAAGGGACACCGTCCGCCGACCAACATCAAACTGGTCGACCTCCAGCGTGTACATTTCCCGCATCCGCATGGCGGACTCGATGCCAAGCTCGAAGAGAAACACCAGCGCCGGCCGATACGGGAGATCAAACGCACGCTCGCGTCCGTTTGGCTTCCCGCCGGCCATCAGTCGTCGAATTTCGGCCTGTTCCGCCTCGCTCGGCCGTCGATCCCGGTGTACGTCCTCTTTCGCGTCAACATCCTGCGCCTCGACCGCGACCCGATCTTCATCGGTGTAGGTGGCATATCGCTTCGGGAGCAGGCGGAGAGGGTTAGTCGGCAACATCGGCGTGCCCGATCTCACCACCCAATCGAAACAGCGAGCCAATGCACCGACGTAGTGTCGGATCGTTGACGGCGAAAGGTGGTCGTGTCGCTTCATGGCGGTCACCCACTGCTCGACCCATTGGTAATCAAGTGTCGCGAGCGACTTTGCCTTGATGGCTGCTCGTCCGAGCAGCGCATTGAGCACCTGGACGTCGGAATCAGGGACCGATACCCGGCGCAGGTACGCTCGAATGGCGTCCCCTGTTGTCGCGATCGCTTCGCGCTGCTCGACCACTTCGTCCGGCACGATGCCGGCGTCCAGCAACTGCTCCAATCGGGCGACGTACGCGTCGCCTTCTTCCTCGGTGTCAAAAGTCAGGGAAAGTGGCTTTGGTAGCAGCTTCGCCCGTTTGATCGTGTATTCCCACGTGCCGGACGGCCGTAGTCGTTTGTTCGCCAT